TTGGAATCATTGAGGATTTGGGACTTAGCCGCATCAGTGTACAGAAATCCAATTTCTGCAACCGATGCCGCAATGTCAGGCTGAGTTAAGGGAAACAAGCTAGTGTGGACATCATCATCACCAAAAGCTGCCACACGTAGTCCAAAGGCGACTGCACGTGCAGTGTACCTCCCTTTACACGCCCTAACAATAAGAAACAAAACTGTCAGGCTATTGACAAGACTAGTCAGAGCCTGCCCGCTCGGGTTGCCGTGATACACGCTAACCACGTCTGGACCGAAAGCAAGATAATGCTGACACAAGTCAAGAGCAATGCCCTGCATAATCGCATGACGCTCCTGCTTATCGGCAGCACTTTCGTCGACGTAAACAAAATCATCCGACAACTCAATCAGCCAATACATGACCTCGCGCACGAGACCACCAAACTGTTTAGAGTCAAAACGAGAATGATCACCATCAGAAACTGGAAAATCAGGCTTGTAACCCTCACCAAAAGTGAGGTGATCCACAAGATCCTCCCAGTCAGATGAAAAAACGTTAATACCAACAGCGCATCCGAAAACATCAAAATTGTCCAAAATGAACATGAGAACGGGGCCGTAGTACTGACGCATCAAAATTGTGTAAGGCAACCAAGAACCAGCTATCTTCCGAATCAACTTCTCGGGTTTCTTGGGTTCATCCTTCATAAAAACTTTAAAAATCTGCCCACGACGCACTCCTCCCACGTAGTCAGAGCGCAAAGCCTCCCAGTCCGCAATCAAGCTAGACGAAGCGGCGCCCTTAGAGGAGAAATACTGGGCTTTTCGACCAGTGTATCCAACTCCTCCCGACGTGTTCTTGTTGAGGCCGTTGAGAGTACCCCTCCCGACAATCGCTTCATCGAATGTAAGGGGCCTCGTAACGGTGACAACTCTGTAACCAGAGTGTCGCATGCGGAGGGCAATCACCTGCTTCAAAAAATCAAAATCCTCATAAACATGATAGTTCACGAGGACAGGAAGGGCATCGACAGTGCTAAAATTGTTGTCTACCCACTCCGACCCATGCCACCCACGCTTCAAAATGGGGGGTTGTTTGTCGGAGCGCCACTGAGGCGGTGGATCAAAATCGGTCAGCTCAATCTGGGTCTTGGGCTTGTCCATATGCTCACCGGGAAGGGAGCCCTCCACAGAAAAAGCGCCAAAATGGGCGGCATGGAACCTGTGAAGGAAGGAGGCGGCATCAAGGGTCTTGAACCCTTGGGGGCCAACCCTTGGGACAAGCACATGGCTGTCGGCAAGAGACAAATACATGTCGTAGTGTTCACGGGTCAAGCGGGTGAAACCGCCAGTAGACCCTCTACCCACAACATGCACACCAAAAACCATGGGGACCCCATTGACCTCGTGCATGACAGGAGCTCCACACGCTCCATCATAGCTACGACTGTAGGTGTCGTAAAACCCCCTATGCATGTGCGAATCATCATCATCATACACATCCATGATGAGATCCGGGGTGCACGGGGAGTCCAACTGGACCCACTCACCGCCAACGAAATCCAAAAATGTTACCTGGCGGTGCGTTGCACCAGACCAATCGACACTAGCAGGGTCAAAAACGTCATTGGTCGTCGAC